CTATTACTTTGGTGAGTGCAGCAGGATCACCTACTCTTGCATCTTTCACAGTCACGAATAGCACAGTTGCAGCAACTGATGTAATTATTATCAATCAAAAATCAGGAACTGATTTATATGAAATAGCAATTACCGCCGTGGCAGCAGGTAGTTTCCAAGTCTCATTCTTTTCACTTGTTGGCACAACTACTGAACAACCTGTATTTAACTTTGCCGTCATCAAAGCAGTAGCTGCGTAATGAAATCACCTATCCTTTCTAGCACCCTGGCAGTAACAGAGGCAGTTACTTTATCAAATGCTTTGATTGGGTCAGTACAATCTTTGAGTGGTGCTGGTGCTGTTAATCTAACTACAACAATAACAAAATTTACTTCTACTGGTGCAAGTCAAGCACTGACTTTAGCTAATGGAACTAATGGACAGATTAAAACTATTGTGCATTTTGTTGACGGAGGTTCTGGTGTTTTAACCCCTACAAACTTGGGCAATGGAACAACAATTACTTTTACCAATGTAGGTGACAGCTGCATTTTGCAATTTGTAGACACCGATTGGTGGGTGTTTTCTTTACAAGGTGCTGTTTTAGCTTAAAGGAATAATCATGGCTGATAAAAAAATCTCTGCATTAACAGCTTCTTCTACGCCACTTGCAGGTACTGAAGTACTACCAATTGTTCAAAGTAGTGCTACAGTTAAAGTTGCAGTATCTGATTTAACTGCAGGTCGTGCTGTTTCAGCAGCATCGTTAACTCTAACAACACCATTAGCTGTAGCCAACGGCGGTACAAACGCATCTACCGCCAGCATTACATCGTTTAACAACATCACAGGTTTTACCGCATCAGGCACAACTGGTACAACCAGCACAAACTTGGTGTTTGCAACAACCCCAACACTGGTTGGTGACGTTACCCTGTCCACAGGCAACCTAGTTATCGGCACAGATGGCAAAGGCATTGACTTCTCTGCCACACCTGGCACAGGCACAAGCGAGTTGTTGAATGACTATGAAGAAGGCACTTGGACACCAAGTCAAGGTGCTGGCCTAACAGTTGTTGGAACATTTAGCTCTACTGGCAGATACACAAAAATTGGCCGGCAGGTTACTGTCTCTGGAACACTGGATGGATCAACATCGATTGCTGTTGAACCAGCGCAAATCCTATGTGGAAATCTTCCTTTCTCGCCAGCTGGAAATAATGTTGGCGCTCTTTCAGTAAGCAACTTGAATCAATTTGGTGGAACTGTTACCGCTGGGACAAATATCTACAGCACCAGTTCAACCACGGTGGATACACAGATTTTGTTTAACACCACTTTCACTATCTAAACAGGTAAGAAAATGTCACTTACAAAAGTTTCTTACAGCATGATTGAGGGTGGCTGCGCCAACGTCCTCGACTTTGGTGCAGAGGGTGACGGAGTAGCCAACGACACCGCAGCAATTCAAGCGGCTGTTGACAGTCTTTCAGTAAGTGGTGGAGCTGTGTATTTCCCAAGCGGAACGTACAAGGTTGTGCCACTGACTGCAACTACCGGTTGCATCTGGATACCTCACGACAACATCACGTTGTTCGGGGATGGTTCTTCTTCTGTTATTCAGACCACAACAAACGCATCGGTTCCAATTCATGTTTGCTCAACAAACGACCTGACCATCGTTCCTTCTGCCATCACGCAATCTGTTCAGAATTTTGTTTGTCGTGATCTTGCTGTAAACGGAACAAGCAGTCCTCAGTATTTTGCACTCGGTTATGGACGTGGAATTTTGATGCGTGTTGTCACAAACGCAATTGTGAAAAATTGTTTTGTGACCGATATGAGCATGATTGGCATTTGCTCAGAGGGTGGCAACGGCAAGTTTTTGGTTGACGGGAATCTTGTCACCAACTGCTATTACTCGGCCATCAATTACAACGGACGCTGCTATCAGTCCATCATCACAAACAACATCTGCTTTGGCTCGAACATCAGCGCAAACTCGGTGTCGATCCAAGCCAGCGGGCACTGCATAATTCACAATAACACGGTGTACGGAAGTCCCGGTGACTACGCGAACTGTGGCGGCATCATGTGGGGCGAAAGCCCGTACACTGGTGTCGGTGTCATCAGTGGGAACATCGTCAAACATTGTCGCTTTGGTATCAAGGCACTTTACAACGGCCCTTGCACAATTACTGACAATCTGATTGTCAATTGTTTGACGACTGGCGGCATCAATTTGATTGGTGACATTACGTTGCCATCTTTCCCAGTGGGGTCATCTGACAACATTGTTTCTAACAACACGCTGATAAATAACTATCCGGCGCAAATCACATGCTCGGCTCCAAACAGCGTCATCAATGGAAATAGGTTAATTGGACATTTGGCTGCAATCAATGCAGGAGGCCCAACAGAACCTGACACGATCATAGATGTGATCCCAGAAATCTCCATTGAGATGAGCGCAAACTATTGCTCAATCATTGGGAATATCATCAATGGTGTTGTCCGTGGTGTTGTCCAATTGGAGGGAACTGTTCTTGGTGTTTTTGCAAATAATGACATGTACGGTGTTAGTGCTGGGAACATGGCAGTCCAAACAACATCTGCTGTAATTGCTGCAACTACAGGCCTAATCAATCGCGTTTCAGATGGAACTGGTTTGTACCAGTCGCAGATCAATGCATCTTCTAAGCCAACTGAAGGTTTTTGGAAAACAGGAGATATTTGGAACCGGTACCCCTTGGTCATCAGCTCAACACTTGGCGCTGTGGTTGTCGGCTTAGTTAGTACAACAACCACAGCAACTGCTGCAACTGGTGCTACTGCTATTACAACGGCTGCTGCTCCGTCTGCTGCTGCTGGAAATATTTTAGGAATCCAGCTTGACAACAGCTCGTATCATTGGACAACTACAACCAGTGTTGTCGGGGCAACTGTAAACTTTTCTGCGCCCATTCCTACTGGACGATCAGTCGCAAACGGTGCAAAAGTTTACGGTCAGCAATGGCGTGACTTGGCAGTATTGGCATAATTAACGAAAGGAAATCATCATGTCTAACGAAAATGTTTTTGTCGATCAAATAGAAGTTGCAGACAACGGAGTTGTGCAAGTGAGAACTTGCACTCAAGTCTTTGGTGAAATGAACAAGGTGAGTGCATCATTTCATCGCCATGTTGTTGCTCCAGGCGATGACTACAGCAAGCAAGACGCCCGTGTGAAGGCCATCTGTGCTGCAACGCATACGGCGGCTGTGGTAGCGGCTTACAAGGCGGCACAGGATGCTGCCAAACCATGATTCGCACCGCCAAAGGCCTAATCCTGCTCTACATGAACCTTTGCGGGTTTAAAGGATGGACTAGCTTTTGGAATATGATTTACATGGCCCCTGGTTTTGAGCAACATGATGCGCTGATCAGGCACGAAATGATGCACCTAGAACAGATGCGGCGGGACGGCAAGGTGCTGTACTCCATTAAGTACACCTGGTGGATGCTGCGCTACGGTTATAAAATGAATCCTTACGAAGTCGAGGCACGAGCCGCTGAACAACCTTGAAAGACAAATGGAAACTTTAGTTGAACGTCGAGCCGAGCGCTGGCATCTTAAAAAAGAAATCCAGCTTACCCACGTTATCAGCACGCTGATACTGGTTGGGGCTGTGCTGGCTTACGTTTCAAAGATTGAGCAGCGGCTCACCATCGTCGAGACTCAACTGCTGGCCCAGCGTGACGCCACAACCTTGCAACGAGCGCAGCTTGAGAAGATGGATGCCAAATTGGACAGGTTAATTGAGCGCGGCAGCAAGTGAATGGACTTTTTCGACATTCTCAGCAAAGCATGGCCCATACTGCTGGCGATCATCACTTTGATTATCGTCTTGGCAAAGTTAGATCTGCGGGTTGCTGTTTTGGAGGAGAAAGTAAAGCAGCTATTTGAAATGTGGAATAAGAAATCTGACAAGTAAAGTTATTAGGAACAAAAATGGCAAGCACTTATTTTATTGATCAAAGTACACCTATAGTTGCTTCTTGGTTAAACGATGTTAACAACTATGTTTACCAAGGTCGTCAACGAGGCACTGTTACTGCTGCAGCAAGTCAAACAGTATTTACAGTTCCATTTATTTATGATGTTGGTGCTAATACTTTAGATGTTTTTATTAATGGTGTTAGACAAGTTTTAGGAACTAGTTATCTTGAAACCACAACCACTACAATTACTTTTAGTGAGGCTGCACCCTATACTTCTGTTGTAGAATTTATAGGATGAAATACTATGTCGTACAAAACAAGGTGGGACAACGGTTCTTGGAAAGCTATTTGTGATGTTTGTGGTAGAGAATATAAAAACACTGATTTAGAAAAAAGATGGGACGGACTTATGGTCTGTCAAGGGGATTGGGAAACTAGACAACCCCAAGACTTTGTAAAGGGTGTAGCAGATAAGCAAGTACCACCATTTACAAGACCAGAACAAGCAGATACATTCACCTTTGTTTGTACTCTTATTACTTGTCAAGGTATTGCTGATTATGGAGAAGCAGAGTGTGCTAGAGCAGATGTAGACAATGGATATCGTCCTGTGTGTACTATGGAGGGTTCTATAGCTATGCCTCCTACAGCTATTGCTGGCTGTGCTGTAGCAGGTAAACTATATCCTGGATTAAATGATTTTTTAACTGGTGGATAACTATGAGTTCTACGTACACTGTAACAAGAGATCAAATTATTTCTTTAGCACTTCGTAAACTAGGAGTTTTAGAAATAGGAGACACGCCTGATGCAAATACAGTTGCTAATGCTGCTTTGTCTTTAAATCTTTTTATTAAACAACTAAGCGTAGAAGGACTAAAACTGTGGAAAAATACAGAGATTATTATTCCTCTTACAACAAATCAAACTACTTATGTACTAGGAGGAACTACATCAACTCTAATGTATGATAGCCTAGCACCTACTGTTGCTATTACAGATAAACCCCTAAAAGTTATTCAAGGTTTTTATAGAAGCACTGAAACTACTATTTATATTGATACTCCTGTAATGATAATATCTAAACAAGAGTACAACACACTAGGATCTAAGTTTTCTACTGGAACAACTAACAGTATATTTTATAGTGTTAAACAACTAAATGGTATTTTATATGTATACCTAACACCTGATGTTAATACTAGTACTTATAAAGCACTCCACTTAGTAGTCCAACTTCCTCTAAATGATCTCAATTCTGCTTTAGAAGTACCAAACTTTCCTAATGAGTGGATGAATTGTTTAGTTTGGAATCTTGCAGATCAACTAGCACTTGAATATGGTGTTCCAATGAACGCTAGACAAGAACTTACTCAAAGGGCAGAAGCATACAGAAGCTTGCTTACAGATTGGGATGTAGAGTCTACTAGTACGTTCTTTACTCCTGACTATAGGTCTGTTGGGTACAGTGCTTACAGGAGCTAATAATGGCTACTGAAAGAATTCCACTTACTCAACCTATTGAAAGTAGGAATGGAAACTTTCTTAAAGATTCCTATTCTTCTAATTGTGTATTTGAAAGCAGAGATCAAAAAAGAGAGTATCTTAAAAGACCAGGACTTGTTTTAGCTAAACAAATAGTAGCTACTGTCCCTCCTGCAACAACACCTAGTCAAGGCTTGGTTAACTATGCTGACACACTAATATCTGTTATTAATAACACAGTATATAAAACATTAAGTACTTCTCCCTATGTAACAACTTCTTTAGGTTCTACTTCATCAACTACAAATAAAAACTATTTTGTTAGAACTTTCTTAGATGCTTTTTTGTTCTTTCATAATACTGTAAATGGTTATCTTTTAAATCAAGCAGGAACACTTACAGCTATCACTAATGATAAAGTTGCTAATATAAGTATTGACAATGAAGGTATTAACTACAGCTCAGGTATTACACTTACTTTTTCTAGTGGTGCTTTAGCTGCTACTGCTACTGTTTCTTCTCTTGGAAGTATTACTGACGTAACTATTACAAATACTGGTAGTGGGTATGTTAGTGCTCCTACTTGCACTATTAATAAACCTATAAATAGAACACCAACTGGTACAGGAACTCAGTTCTTTTTTGATATTACAGTTAGTTCTGCTACAGGTATTCATACAGGTATGCATGTTACTGGTACAGGAGTAGCACCTAATGCAGTAGTTACAAATATTAATGGTTTAGTTATTACTGTAGATCTTGCTCACACAATAGCAGTAAGTGGAACAATTACTTTTGCTGACACTGGTTCTAATGGAGTTTTAACTCCTAGTCTTAGTGCATTTCCTACAGGACCATTTGTATCTGGAGTAGTATTTTTAAATAACTACATATACATTGCTACAACAAGCAATCGTATCTATAACTCTACTGTAGGCAATCCAACAATTTGGGACCCAATAGATTACATAGTCTTTGAACAAACTACAGATACTCTTGTAGGTATTACTAAACACTTAAACTATCTTGTAGCTTTTGGTGAGACAAGCACACAACTCTATTACGACAATGCTAATACTATAGGCTCACCTCTATCGTTAGCACAGAGCTACACTACCGAGATAGGTTGTGCTAATGGTGATAGCATAGTATCAGCAGATAATACTGTCTTATGGATAGGAACTAGTAAAACACATGGTCGTTGTGTATTCCTAATGGATGGTGTCTCACCAGTAAAAGTATCTACAGTAAATATAGACAAGCATTTAGAAGCAGATAGCTTAAGCAAGGTTACTGCTTTTTGTTATAAATTTGGTGGTCATACACTTTATATCCTAACCTTACACAATACTAATCAAACAATAGTTTATGATTTAAATGAAAAGTTGTGGTATCAATGGACACAGTATGCTATTGCTTCTAGTGATCAACCTAACCCAGGAGTATTAGTTGAGTCTTCTTTTAGACCATCATTCTTTGCTGAAGTAAACAGTGTTCCTTTTGCACTTGATGATGACGTAGCAAATTTATATTACTTTGATATAGACACCTACCAAGATAATAGTCTTGCTATCTACTGCCGTACTGTTACAGATGTTATAGACAATGGAATTACTAAACGTAAGTTCTATGGAAGATTAGAAATTATTGGTGATAAAGTAGCTGGTACTATGCAAGTACGCCACAGTGGTGATGATTACAACACTTGGTCTACTTACCGAGATATAAATTTAAATGCTTCTAGATCCCAAGTTTATTTAAGTGGATCTGATCGCCGTAGAGCATGGGAATTTCTTTGTACTAGCAATGTACCTCTTCGCCTAGACTCTGCTGAAATTGATTTTAGAATAGGTGAGATGGACCAAGAACAACAAGTTGGTGGTGGTCGTTACCGCAGATGACTAGATTGAAAGCATAACATGAATATATTAGACTATAAACGTAAAGCTAGGGGCTATACCTTCCGTGAGGATGGTATAAGTATTGGTGGTTATAGTTTTGGTCCAGATGCTGGCCCAATGTCTGGTACTGATGCTGGTGCTGGTTTAACTGGTGGTACTCCAGGGATAGGTATGGGTTTTGGTGGCACTGGTGGCGGTGCAAATCCTCCGAGTGTTGGTGGAAACATGGCTAGTTCAATAGGTACAGCAGGCCAATGGGGAGCACAAACAAATCCAAATGCTGGCTTTAGTTTTAACGCTAGTCCAACTACGCTTGGTAAAGCAGCATTGGGTGGCATGATGGGTGGTCCATTTGGTTTTCTTGGTGGACTACTTGGTGGCGTTAGTTATAACGCACCTAGCTACAACACAGGTGCAGCAATTAGTGGTTACTCTTCTAGTGATAATACTGGTGGTGGAACATTTAGTGGTGGTCCTGGTGGGGGAAGTGATCTAGCAGGTGCATTGCTAGTTGCTGGAGGTATTACTGCTGGTAGCGGTGCTACTGCTGGTACTGGTGCAGGAACTGGTGCGGGAGCAGCTTCTAATCCTGCTGATCCTTTTGCTCCATATCGTGCTGATTTAGCCAAACAATACGCAGACGCATTAACTCCCGGTGCTTCTAGTAACATCCAAGCCATGCCTGGATACTCCCAATACAATACAGGAGTAATGCAACCCGCAATGATGGCAGCACAGAGGGCTGCTGCTACTGGTGGCAATCTTTATGGTGGTGGAGAGAAAGCTAGGCTTCAAACCTTGGGGCAACAAGGCTACTACAACTTCATGAATGATTACATGAACCGATTAGCACAAGGTAGTGGAGCAGTCAACAATCCTGCTACTGCAGTAGGTTTAAGTCAAGAAGCTGCTAGAGATGCACAGAGAATACAAGATGCTAACCAAAAAGCCACTATGTCAAACTTGGGTTTTGGAGTACAAACATTTAATCAACTCGGTGGTTTTGATACTATAAAGAATTTATTTAAAGGTAGTTCTACTTCTACACCATATTCCTCTGCTAATTATGGTGTAAGTAACCCTACTAATTATGACCCGTATCTTCCCACTGGCTATTATGATTAATAGTTTGTAGTTTAGTTTTTAGTTACAAGGTAAAAATATATGGCCTACTCACTAGCAGACATGACTGAGGGGAGTACTGCTGCCCGACAACTAGCACAGAATGTATATGGCGCTCAATATGACGAGGCTAACATTGCTGCTGTTGCTCAAGAAAATCAATACAAACTACAACAACAACAAATCTTAGCTGCTAATGCTGGGGAAACAGCACGGCTCAAACTTGCTCAAGACAAAAGTAAAGTAGAAGAAAATGAAATTGATATTGCTGTAAAAAAAGCAGACTATAAAGCTTCCGAAGACTCTAAAATAGATCTTCAAAAAATAGTAGGAACTCCTGAATACATTGCTGGTGATGCACCTACTAGATTATCTTTGATAGCAGAATCAGAAGCAAAAGCAGGACGAGCCGTACAAGCTCAAAGAGCTTTTGCAGCAGCAGAACTTGCACGAGTAAGAGCAACGCAAGATGCACTAAGACAAAATGAAGTTGATAGAAATTTGATTACTAATGCAAATAGTATCTTTCAAGCTACACCAGAAACTAATGTAGATACTGTTTTTAATAATCTTCCAAAAGCTACTAAAGATATTATCTTAAGTAAAACAGGACCAGAAAATTGGAATACTTTTACTCCTGCACAAAAGAAAGAAGTTGTTGGAAATCTTATGATAAATGCTCATGGAGCATTAGCTGTTCAACTTAAAGAAATACAAGCTGCTTCACTAAAAGCCGTGGCTGATGTAAGAGCAGAATACAAAGCTACAGCAGATAAAGCACTAGCTGCTAGTAAAGAAAAACGCAATGAAACAACTGATGCTCGTGCTGATTTAAAAGTAGACAATGCAGTTTGGAATAAAGTTCTTACTCAAGTAGATAAAGCTGGTGATAATTATAAAACCCAAGCTATAGGAGATAAGTTACGAACTAAAGTTGAAGAAGCAGAAGTTGTCTACAATCAAAACAAAGACAATTTAATTTTTGCTGGTGATAAAAATAAAGCTACTGATGCGTATGTTTTAGCACTAAACAATCAGTTTAACCATGAAAAAGGAGTAATACAGCAACAAATTGGCATAATTAAAGATGCTCCTTTCTTTACTGAAAAAGCAGATATGCTAAAAGCGTATAAAAGCCAACTTGATATTCTTAATGCTGGTCGTGCTGAGACACTTAAAAGCGTGGGTAGACCACTTACCACACCAACCCCTACTCCCGCTGCCGCTACTACTGAAGGCTCTGCAGCCCCTGCTGTTTCTAGTACTGGTGGTACACCTACCCCTCAACCTAATGCAGCAGCAGCAGCAGCCTCTGCTACAGCCCCTGCTCCTGTTGTAGTACTAGAAGCAGCACCCGGTTCTACTTCAAGTCAAATAGCAACAGTAGCTAAAGCTAACGATGCTATCGTTAAGGGTGCAGCAGCCGGTACGGATATTGTTAAACAAGTTACACAAAGACTAGATGATGCTGGCATAAAAACTACTGTTAAAAAAGCTCCTACTGTTGCTGCTCCTAGTAACATCGCAACTCCTACGACTTCTACAGTAGCTGCACCTGCTGCTACTAATGTTTCTCCACCTGCTTCTGCTACTGCTGTTACCCCTAAAGCCACTACTGGTGTTAAACCCAGTGTTGATTTGTCTAACCCTACTTTAGGATCTTTGGCAACACGACAAGCAAGAGAAGCTAAAGCTTTGCTTGATGAAGAAGAACGTCAAAAAAAAAGTAAACAACTACCAGTAGTTCCTTCTGCAGTAACAACTCTTAATAATACTGTTGTTGGTAATCCACCTACACAAGAGGTAAAACCTTCCAAGTCTTTTGGAGAATTTTTAACAGGCATTGGGATTGGTCCTGATGCTGCTAAAAAATCTTATGATATACAAACAGAAAAATTAAAACAGGAAGCAGTAGCAAAAGCCAAGCTGAATGCTGCTGTTACTAACACTCCACTTACACCTGCACCAGCAGCAGCTCAACAGGTAATACCTGACAATGTAAACTGGGGTGCAAGCGGGAATGTTATGTACACCAACCCTGACGGTAAAAGAGTAAATATTGGCAAAACAAACATTAAAGCCGAAGTATTCAAGTTAATTACAAACTATGAAAAGACATTAAAACTAACTCCTTATAAATCAGATACTAGTGGTTCGCAAGTAACAAATTCTGAAATTGAAAAAGAAAATATTGCACTTAATAAACAACTTAAAGAAGAAGAAAAACAACAAGCAGCAGTAGTAAAGTTTCAAAATTCAACAGAAGGTATAGCAAAAACTAAAGAAGATTATATTAAACAGTTGCTTCGTAGAGATGCAAAACCCTATGATCCAAAGTTGTTTACTTATACTCTTGATGAAACAACAAATCCTATTTCAGTTAAAATTAAACGCAAAGATCAATATATTGGAGAATCTGCTAGATACGAACAACAAAAGAAAAGAAAACAATTAGTTACAAGTAGATAATCATGGCACAAGAAATATCTTTTGATGATTTGATTCCTGCTACAAAGGAAAGAACAGCAGCAACACCTGCTGTAAGTAGTACTGCTTCTGTTACTAGTAGCAATGAGATTTCTTTTGATGACTTGCTTCCTGTTAAAAGTGAACAACCAAAAATACCAACAACTTCTTTAGGATCTTTTAGTGCTGCTGCTGGAGAAGGTGCTGCTACTGCTCGGGGTGCTATAGCAGGAGCTAGAGCAGCAATGGCTGTTACTCCACCCATCTTGCCTTTTGTAGGTCCATTTGCTAAACCAATTGCAGGTATCGTTGGTGGTGTTGGTGGTGCAATACTTACTAACTATGGAATAAAAAACATATATCAAGTAGCTGACAGTGTGTTTGGAACCAACATAGAAGCTACTCGTGAAGCACAACAAAGACAAAATCCAATAGCAACTAAAAGTGGATTTATTGCTGGTGGGAGCTTAAATCCTTGGATGCGTCCTATGCTCCCCAAAACAGTTGCTGGTGCTGCTGGTATGGGTGCAGTAGGTTTAGGTGTAGGAGCAGGGGTAAGGGCACTCCAAGGAGAAAAAGTTTTTGATCCCAAAGAAATGGCTATAGATGCTGTTACTGGTGCTTTTGTTGGACCAACAGCAAGAGGTCGAGCAGCACTAGGATTGCCACCAGAATCTAAAGCACCTATTAGTAGAGAAACAGAACTTCCTATTAAGCCTCCTGAAGGTTCTACTCCAGAAGAAAAGCAAGCTTATATTGATAAACTTAAAACTATAGTTTTAGAAAGAGAAGCAAAAATTCCTCTTGTTGAAACTGCTATTAGAAACAAAGAGACTGGTGAGATTGAACTCATGGGTCCAAAGCACAATGAGCAACGTAAGCTTGAAACTATTGATACTCATGACCAGGGATTTATAACTGAAGACAACAGGTTCTTAGATCGTAAACAAGCATTTGAACAAGCTAAACGTAGTGGTCAAATACCAGAAGGACAGAATCCAACTGACATATCAATTGGATTACGTAGTGAAGATTTAAGAGTTGCTGGTGATGAACGATTTAAACTGCCAGAAATACCAAATGTAGTTGAGGGTATTCCTACTTTTAAAACAGACAAAATAGTTCGTACAGATACAGGTGAAAAAATTGGTGCTAAAACTAGGAGAGATAGTTCAACAGGTACACCATTACGCATAGATGTAGATGTTGATTTTCTTTATCAACAATTTAATGACAAACCTTGGACCAAACCTAAAGTAGAGGGTGTGTTTCCTATAGCAGAAAATGCTTTTAAAACCCCACAAGAATGGATTGACTTTGTTATTCAACATGAGGCAGAACATGTTAAGACTCCCAAAGTTGAGGGTCAAACTAAAGCCCAATATGAAAACCAAACTAATAAAGCTGCTCTTGAAACTTTAAGTAAAAATAAAGTTTCTGCTCCCTCTAAAGCTATAGGCTCACCAGATGAGCCTCCTGTTGTAGATCGTACTAAAACCAATCCTCGTGACGTTAAAAATGAACAAGAGTTTAACGATATTGCTGCAGATATTTACCAAAAACATGGTGAAGTAGAAGCTGTTAAATTTTTTGAGGGATACCAAGAGTATAAAAAAACTTTCTTAGAACCTATTAGTGAGACTGAAAAATTTGTTGGTATTAACCTACGCAACAAAGTTGCCAACGAACGGATTATTCATAATGAATCAGTAGACATGAAAAATCTTGTTCCTGATCCTGCTCGTAGAGAAGCAATTGCTATAGCTGTTGATAAGGGAGATTTATCTGGATTAAGTCCAACAGAATTAATTGTTGCTAAAAATTATTCTGAGTTTGTAAAGAATATTGGTGATGAAGCTGTTAATAAGGGTGTTGTTAAAGGTCTTATAGAAAACTATGTTACTCACATTGTTAATTGGGCTGATGCTCCCAAAGGATTTAAAGAAGAGTTTTTAACCATGTTACTAGGGACATCTAAAAATGATCCCACTATGAGAGGCATGACTACTGAGTCTAAGTTTGCTAAAGAACGAACTTTTAAAACCTTTGAAAACCTAGAAGTATATTTAGAACAAGCAAACCAGCGTTTAGAGGCTTCTGGCAGCACCTTCCGTCTTCAACTTAAAACCAAAGACATTGCAGAAATCTATAAAGAGTATGCGTTGTCAATGCAAAAAGCAATTGAAAACAAAAGTCTTGTAGACAACCTTAAACAAGTTCGCAATGTTAATGGCGTATCTTTAATTCAAGAAATTACTAAAGAAAATACACTTCCCCAAGGTTGGATAATGATGGATAGTCCTCAATTTGCTGGCTATGCTGTTCATCCTGATTTACTTCCTGCTTTAAAGTTTGTCTTTGATGCTGGACCAGGACAACTGATGGGAGCCTTGGGTGCTATTTCTCAAATAACTAAAAGACTAAATGTTGTTGGTAGTTTCTTCCATGCTAAATCTTTAATGGAAGTTCTGTCTAGTACAGGTATTCCTATTTGGACACCTCTTAAAGAAGCTGTAGTTTTGCCCCTAGTTGAAAAAGCTGTTAAAGGTTTAACAGGCAAAGAACTAGAGTTGTCTGCTATTACTAAAGCTGTTAATCAATACCGCAAAGGTGGTGTAGGAGACAATGTTGATAAGTGGATTAAAGATGGTCGTCTACAATTAGAATCACCTGAAGATGTATCTAAAGGTATTCTTACCGCTGCTGGTAAGTTTGCAGATGAGATAATAGGTAAGTATGGACCCAAGACTCGTGTCTTAGAAAAGTCTTTGTCTACAGTTGAAAAATATACTTTGGGTATATTTGACAAGTACACATGGGATTATTTACATACTGGTGGTAAGTTAATGGTAGCTGATGCCTATTTAGACAAAGCACGTTTAAGTGCTGCTAAAGAAGGCAGGGTTTTTGATGAGGTTGCTTCTCGTAGAGAAATATCTTCTTTTGTTGATAGTAGTTTTGGTGGTTTAAACTGGTTTGAAATTGCTACTCAAACAAGAACTAAACTAGGCAAAGACATTGCAATGGCTGCTTACAGTCCTGCAGGTCGTAGAGCATTGCAAATAGGTTTGTTTGCTCCTGATTGGACTATATCTACTATTCGTGCTTTTACTATGGCACTACCAAAAGGAGTAAACCCAACTAAGTGGCATCCTGTTTAAGGCATTAAGGCTATGC